AGCTAACCCCGCGGCTACCGCGTGCTAACCGGGCGGCTTGCACGCGGTAGCCGCGGGGTTAGCTGGCGGCGGCTACCTCCGCGTCCTCGGCCTCCCGTGCGTGCCGTGCGTGCCGTGCTACCGCCTTCTCGGCTTCCTTTTGTTCGGTGCGGGCGATGGCCGCGTCAACGGTTTCCTGCGGCATGTGTTCGCGTACCCAGACGCCGTAGGGGTGGCTAATCCCACTGTTGGCGAACTCCGGCCACTTGCGTTGGTGCTTTGCGGCGGATTGTTCAAAGCTATCGAAATAGCAGCGCCCGTGAGGGTAGCCATCGCGCCAGGTCAACTCGTGAGAGATGGTGCGCGCCCGTGACCAACTCCCAACAGCGGCCAGGCGATACCGCGAGTAGCCCTTTGTCCGGGTTCGGGTTGGGCGCTCGCCTGTCGCGCTCCGGGTGATGCCGTGGTTCGCGCCGCTGCACGAGCACCGGCATACATCCAATCGCGCCGCCCAACATGCCTCACCGCACGTTAGGTCTGCATATGTTCCAATCATCGTTGTTGCCTCCTAAGTTGTTGCTAGCTGCGCCTTTAGCCTGGCGTTTTCGGCCTTCAGGCTCTCGACCTCGGCCAGCAGGCTGGGGGCGCGAGCGATCAGGTTGCCGTTAGCTTCGGCCTCAGCTTCGCGTTCTTCCCATGTGAATTTCGACTCCCATTTCCCATCGACGCGCCAGCCGCGAAGCGCCGGTCCCCAGCGGCCTTGGTACGTGGCGACCATGTCGCCGTTGGCGTCGCGAATAGAGTTCGCTGATCCCTCCTCCCCGGTGACTCGTTTGTGCCACGGTCCCGGCGTGTGTGTCGCTGTCTCGGCCGTCATCATGCTGTGCCTCCTAAGTTTGCTAACGTCGCCGTGTCCGCCCGCGTGTCTCCACACGCGAGCGGGTCCGCGGGGTTAGCCGGTGCGGACAGCCTCGGCGGTGTCGGGTGCGCGGTCGAGTAGCTCGCCGTAGTCCGCCCGTGCCGCGAATATGCTCTCACCGCGTTCTTTGAGCCAGTCAACACGGCTCGACAGCGTCAGGCCGTCCCAGTACTCGATGGCCTCGCCGTACTCCAGGTCACTCCAGTGCTCCTCATCGAGCACCGGGTAGTCCCCAAGCTCCGCCTCGGCCGCGGCCAGTATCTGTTCCGCCTTAGTCCCCGGCTTGACGGCCAGCCCGGCCACCCACCCGACGGCCCAGTGGCCGCTCGACTCCTCGTGCCATGTTTCCTCGTCGCCGTCGCTGTCGCGCAGCCGTTGTTCAAGCACGGCGTAGTTAGAGCGGGCGAGCGCGTCCGCGTCGCGGTGCGTCCCCAGGTCCGGACATATGAGCCAGTCGGGGTGCTCGCCGTAGTACGCCGCATCCGGCCCGCCGTGTGCCTCGCGTAGTGTTAGCACGTCGTTGTTGCCTCCTAAGTTTGCTAGCTGCCGCCGTCACCGCGCGCAAACCGGGTAGCTTGCGCGCGATAGCCGCGTAGCTAACGGCCGTCGGCTAGTTCAAGGCGACTGAATGTATGTTCTAGTTCAAGGCGGCTGAATATGTTCGTTACCTTGCGCGCGATAGCCTCATCCGGGCTAATAACCGCGTCCGCCGCGCCGCGCGCTAGGCTCACGTGGCGCGACGTGGTCACGCTGTAAAAGCCGCCGCCCGCCTTACTGAAGTCCGCCAGTACTTTCCGCCCGCGCTCATCGGTATGCCCTATTTTGAGCCAGTAGCTATAAAGGTCCGCGCCATCGGTCCGCATATTGCCCGACGTGCCGCGCCTACCGCGCGCCCATTGGCTTGCTACGTCTACGTTGGTCATGTTGCCTCCTACGTTCTAGCTAACGTCGCCGCGCTCGCGCGCAAACCGTAGCTTGCGCGCGGTCGCGGTAGCGGTAGCTATACGGCGCTCCAGAGCGGACTACGCTTCAAGTTGTATACCTCAACATTGCCGTGATCGCTAGCCTGGATGATGATGCCGCAATCGTCATCTACGCGCTCATCGTCGCTATCACCCGCGCGCAGTGTGCAGTTGTCGAAATTTAGCTCTGGCCAGAATCCGAAGTCCGCGCCATCACCTTCTATCGCGCCGAAGTAAACGTGCGGCGGCGCGTGTTCGTTGAGCGCGTCTTGAAGCTCATCCAGCATGAAATGGGGAGTTTCCAGGTCCGCCGCCTCAGCCCAATTATCCGGCAGCGCGTCGTATTCGCGGACCAAAGCGGCCGCGCTGTCGAGCGTGCGCAGCTCATCCGCGAACACTGGCAGTAAGTTCTCGATGCGTAGTGTGCCTGTCGAGACACTGCCGATGGTAACGTTGGTCATGTTGCCTCCTAATTGCTTGTTCATAGTCATCATACACTAGACGGAGGGAATTGCAACCCCCAATCCTGACACTGCTATGATTGCGCGCAGTAGGTTCGCGGTGAGGCAGGCGGCAACGTAGACAAGCTAAGGCATGCCAATTCCGCCTAGAGCACTCACGGCCGGCATGACGGTGGCGTGAGGTATAGCTGAGGAGCCAGTAGCCATACGCGCAGCATCTCGCGTGCGTAGGGAATCCGGTTTTGCCTGCTAGAATCCGCACCATGACAGCTAGCAAACATCGCGACCGCCTGACAGCCAAGCAGTCACTGTTCGCCTTCTATCTTGCGCGCGGGTACTCACAAGCCGACGCAGGTAACCAGGTTAACTACGCGCCAAAGCGCGGTAGCCTGTCTCGTACAGCTAACTTGCCCGCTGTTCGCGCCGAAGTAGACAGGCTGCGTCAAGACGCGAACAAAAGCGAACAGATGTCGGCTGAGTGGTGGAGAGGCGAGCTGTTGGACGTATACCAGGCTTGTCGCGACGCTGCCGACTCGGCCACCGCGCTGACTGCCTTGAAGCTCGCGGGACAGCATTTAGGTACGCTGTCGAGTGAGCTGCACGCGTCCGACCGCGAGCGCGCTTTCTTTGCGTTTCTTGACGCGTCAACGCGTGCGCTGTCGCCGCCTGAGCTGCCGCGTGAGCTGCCGCCTGAGCTGCCGCCCGTCACGGTTGACGTTGACGTTGACGGCAGCAGCAGCAGCGACAGCGACGGCAGCTAGGCGGCGGCTAGGCGGCGGCGGCAGGGAATGGAACCGCCCGCGCACGCCCGGTACGCCCGCGCGCACGCGCCCGCGAGGGGGGTACTCCTAGACTGGCCGTGGGCGACGGGAGTAAGGGGTGTCCTCCTGAATCTCGCCAGCGTTTTCGGGTTTCTGCCTGCGTAGCCGGGTTATGGCGGTTAGTATTAGTTCCTGTCGGGTAGTTATCCACAGCTTTCGGAACGTGGTGCTGTTGTCCGGCGGTGTTCTGAAAATCTACTGGGGGGGAGTTGTTGTCTAATGGGAACTGATGGACGTAACTGACGTGTTGCCGGGTGCTCGCGAGCCAGCCCCGTTGCCTGTGGGGAGGCAGCGGTTATCGCAGTTGAGTGGTGAGCCGATGCGTCTTGTGTGGCGTGAGTTGCCGGATTCTGATTCTGAGCGTCATCCGGGTTGTGGCTATATTCCTACGGGTCGTGAGTGTCCTGCGTGTGGTGGTTTTCTCGGGCCTGAGCTGGCTTCTGAGTACTCTTACCAGGAGGATTTCCTTGCTGACGACCATCTGACGGTGATGGGGACGGGTGGTGAGCAGGCCGGGAAGTCGAACTCTGTTTCCATGAAGGCTTTCGGGGTGATTCTGGCGTTCCTGGGCCAGTATGCGGGTTCCGGGCGGGCTGCTGGCGAGGTTGCGTGGCTTGTTGCGGACAACTACGAGCTTACTGCCCAGGAGTTCGGGAATCTTCGTGACTGGCTGAGGACGACTCCTTTCAAGGTGCGTGCCAGCAAGCGTGTTGACCCTGGCGAGATTACGGTGAGGGTTCCGGGTGGGGACTTCATCGTGAAGACCCGTTCGTCTGACTCCACGCAGTCGCTCAGGGCAGAGTCTCCCGTGGTCGTGATGGTCTGCGAGGCGGCGCTGGTGTCGCCGGATGCTTACGAGAGGCTCCGTTCGAGGGTTGGGCGTGCGCGTTCCATGTTCCCCGGTTACGGCGCAATTCTCCTGAGTGGAACACTGGAGGGGTCGCTTGGCTGGTATCCGACGCTTCTTACGAAATGGAAGTCCCCGGCGGTGCAGGAGGCGGAGAACGTTGCCTCCTTCTCGATGCCGTCGTTTTCCAACATCTTTGCCTACCAGGGTGGCGCGAACGACCCGGCGATACTGGAAATCGCAGCGTCGATTTCGGAAACCGCCTACAAGGAGCGGGTGCTTGCCATTCCTGCACCGCCCACGGGCCGCGTCCATCATGCCTTTGACCCGACCGTCCACGTGCAGATGACGGAGTACGACCCGGAAGAGCCGGTTTATATCGGAATCGACCCCGGCTACAGCGGCAGAAGCTCGACTTACGCCGTGGAAGTGGCGCAGCGACGGCCAGTGCCGTGCCTGAACCACCACTTCTGGGTGACTCACGAGATATTCGAGAAGGAGATGACTGCCGAGCAGATTTGCGACATGACGGTGCAGCAGACGTGGTGGAAATCGAAGCTCAAGACCGCCGTCGTGGACGTTGCAGGCGTCGCACACGCAGGCGCAATGGAGTCCAACGTCGAGGTCTGGCTCAAGAAGACCGGACTGGTCCTGCTCAACCAGAAGGTGAACATCCGGCCGGGAATCGACCGCTTCGACTCCATGCTGTCGGTCTGTGCAGCCTGCGGCGAGCCGTACCTTGTCTTCGACCCGAAATGCAGGGGTGTAATATCTGAGCTTGGCGGCGCAACCAATCCGTTTGACGGCCAGATTCACGTCTACTCGTGGCAGAAAGACCGCTCAGGCTCGGTTGTCGGCGGCAACCCGCGTGACGAATACTGCGACGGCATAAAGGCTCTCACGTATCTGTTTGTGAACCAGTTCGGGTATGCTACGGCTAACCAGGAGCGCAGGCGCATCAAGGTAAAGCGGCGAAGAGACCGCAGGGTGTACGCATGAGCAAGTTCCACTTCTCAGACCCGTGGCCGATGGACGCAGGCGGCCATGACTGGGAAGCCCTCTTGAAGGCGACGAACGAGGGCTATTACGCCAGCACGCCGAAGCACCTGAGACCACCGGAGATGCGCTACGATATCCAGCCACTCACGGCTGCCGAACGGGCGATTTCAGTACCGTTCCAGCCGGTCGAGGGCACGGAGTTCCCGTTCGATACCCTCACCGAACCGGAGACTGACGGTGCTAATTCCGCTCCCGGCGGAAAGTCTCAGGGCGCAGACTTGAGCGCGGGCGGCGACGCTAACTCCTCGGCGTGCTCACACGCCGCCCCGCTCAAGCGCCTTTATGCCAGCGTGGCCGTCTGCTTCGAGTGCGGCCAGCAGTTCCGGGTGGAGTCTTTCAGCCCGTGACAACCGAGCAGCCTGTGCTGCGAGCACCCGAGCAGCCCGTGCTCCGAGCACCCGAGAAGCCGCGCCGTCTCACGCAGCGCGAGCGCGAGCGCGCCGCTCGTATCTTCGGTGAAATCGAGGAGGAGTTCGTTGCCGAGAAGGCGCTCCACGACCGGATGGACGACGACTGGGCGCTCTGGAACCTCGAAGAGTTCGAGCCAGACCCCGCAGAGGGCATCGCCTCCGAGGATGCCATTACGACCAACCGGCCACGCGTCCTCGCACAGAAGGTAATCGCCTTCCTGAACGGCGTCATCCCGTCCTTCCGCGTCCCCGACGCCAAGCAGATGCAGGGCGGCAAGCGGGAGGTCAACGACGCACTCGAAGACCTCGTGGTCGGCATGTGGACCAACGCCAACCGCAGGCGCAGGAGGCGCAACGAGAGGTCCATCCAGGGAGCACTCGCAGCCCACGCAACAATCATGGGCGGCTGGGTGGCGATGCGCGCCTTCCTGAGAAAGAAGCCAAACGGCGAGACGTTCGAGGACATGCAGCCGTTCGACCCGCGCCACCTCGTGATTCTGAAGGGCGAGGACGAGCCGCTGTGGTGCGCCTACCGCACCCACCAGCGACGCAACCTGATTCGCGAGCGATACCCGCGCTTCAGGTTCGCAGAAGAGGACGACCGCGACGACGCCACGCATCCCGGAGAGGCCGTCTACGACTACTACCGGCGCGCGGAGAACCCCGATTTCGACGCCTCCTCGCAAGACCCGTTTGACTCCCATCCGTGGGTCTACCTGCGGGGCGTGCTCATCGACGACCAGTGGGCACAGATGGAGACACGCATCTTCTGCCTGCACTTCCCCGTAATCGCCGTGCCCGCCGACGAGGTGCCGCTGCGGGGACCGACCGACCGGCACGACGGGACGAATATGAAGGAAGCCTTCGCCGAGTCGATATTCGCCGAGAACCGCACGGTCTGGGACAAGATTGAGCGCTCGGCAAGCTATCTCATGGACCTGATGGGCAAGGCTTCCGACCCCCAGAAACTGGTCTCATCACTCGACGGCACAACGGAGCTGGGCGACTCGGCCAACGAGAAAGGCTCCGAAATCCCGCTGTCTACCGCCAACCAGGAGGCGGTGGGCCTCATGGAGCAGCCCGACCTGCAGCGAGCAGGCTCGGTCCTGCTGCAACTCCTGGCACAGGATGAAATCACAGGCTCGCTGCCGCCACAGGCGTTCGGCATCCTCGACAAGCCCCTCTCGGCAGTCGCTCTCAGGCAACTAGGCTCCAACCTTGAACACAAGGTGCTCCCGCGCATGGGGGCCATCGAGATGGTGATTGAGGGCGCTTTCGAGGTGATGGTCGGCCAGTTCGAGACGGGCGCTTTCGCCCCGATTGACGTTGCAGGCCGCCGCTTCGATAACGTGCCGTTCAGCCGCGCAATCATGGCCGAGGAGATTCAGGGCCACGACAACCTCGAAATCGAGATGGCGCTGACGCTTCCCGAGGACGACGTGCAGCGGCTGCAGCAGGCACAGTTCTACATGCAGCCGATTCCGGGGACGAACGAAACCCTCGGCTCTGCGCAGTTCGTGCGCGAGCGAATACTCAAGATGCAGTCGTCAGATACGATTCACTCCCAGAACATGGAGTCGCTGGCACGTAACTCGTCTCCCGTTGCCCTCGCACTGGCACAGTTCGAGGCAGCGCAGCGCACCGGCGACGAGCAACTCATCGCCATCACCTTCGACCAGCTTCAACTGGCGGCGCTCATGCACACCGTCCAGATACAGTCCGGCGTCGCGCAACTGATGCAGGCCGCGCAGGGCGTCGTCGCACCGCCGGGTACCGAGACGAACGGCAGCGCCGCAGGTGCTGGTGGTGGCGCTAGCCCGAATGGCTCTGCAGGTATACTTGGGAATCCAGCGGCAGGTGGTATGGGCGTGGCAGAGTTGCGCGGCACCGGCAACGCGCCGTCGCCGACGGCTGGCTCGAACACACGTGGCGCAGCAGAACGCGAGGACATCGAGGCGAGACTGGCTGAGATAGGACTGGAGTTGGGAGCGTAAAAG